TATTAGATGATAATGAATTAATTATTAATGGTGATGCTGAAGAAGTAAAAAATACTAACTCAACTTCGTCATCTTCAAAACCCAAGAAGTTGGAATCATCGTCCGATCCCCAAAAGTAATTTCATTTGTGTTTGGATCTTTATCGTAAGATGCAAATATCTTTACTGAATCTTTATCTTTAGAAAATACCCAACCCTCATTTATAGGTTTAGCTAATTTCATTTTATTAAATTCTCTATCATCGGCCCAACCCGAATCAGACAGCGCATCGACCCATTCAATCCGATACTTTGAATACGGGATGTCGTTTGACTGTGTGGGTACGACCTGTTTTCTTCTTCTGGGTTTTCTTCTTTTTAAGTTTTTCATAGAATTGTGGATTATGCTTTCGGTTGAATTTATCCCAAAATTCCTCCTCTGTCATCATACTTATTGCTAGAGCCATAACATTTCCTATCATCCGACTCTAATAACACTACTATAGCTTTTTTTAAACTTTTTATGTGCTTTTTGAAAATAAAAGTTCCCCCTTGCCCCTGTGTTCAAAAAGTGTTGATTTTACTTGCTGATCACCTCAATCACCTCATCACCTCATGATTTGAAAACCCTTTTTGCAAATTTTGATGTTTTAAAAAAGCTATAGTGAGGTGATAATGGCGTAAAATGGGGTGCGACGTCACCGCACACCTGTGATATATATGTCACTGTTGCATAAATGTCACATGTCGCCTGATTCTTGCCACATTTGCCTTAATTACGCCTTTTTGTAGTACTGATCCACTTTTTCTAGAAATTTATGCTGGTATCTTATAAACTCTTTGCCCTTCACTTGAAATTTTTGGAAATAATTATCTGGAGTGCACATTAAAATCACACCTTGAGTAATTTCAGTTTTATAAACTGTATTGTGAGCCATGGCATAGGCTCCAAGTTGCATGAAATAATCTTCTATCCACTCTCTACGTTTCGGTTTATTAGACTGTTTAAAGTCAATAATACTATCTTCATAATCATAAACTCCAACAAGATCCGTTGCGCCCGCGTACAAATTTGGATAAAATAAAGTTACCTCAGATCCCCAAATTTCTTGTAAATCCTTGAATCCTTTATCTATTATCGTGTCCGCCATTGCCTTTGCAACTTTGCCTTCTTCCGTTAAATCTAAATGGCCTTCACCTGTAATATGTCTTTCCAAGTGTAAGTGCATGTTAGTACCTCGTGCAGCCGCTTGTTCCTTGATCCTTGTCGCCTGTTCCTCGCCTACTTTCGCCTTCCATCTATTAATCGAGTCTATAGCTTCCTGATCCTTAGTCGCGCCTAAAATAGTCGTAACACTCGGTAGCTTTTCATCGTTTACATCGTAAGTTCGAAAGCCTTCTACTGTACTTCGAGTCGAAGCAGGATATTTATATAGTTTATTCCATTTCATGCTATTTTTACCTCTGATTCTGTTTCAATCCAAACTCTAGCACCACAACTTAATGGTTTATCAGGACTATATATAACTTTACTAGGTCCTAGTATCTCAACCTCATGACCATAATCATTAGACTTAGAAGTCTTAACAGTAATCACAGGTTTATTCGTTCCGTGTTTTTTATTATGTCGAATGTGATGCATGTTTACATGTATTCTTTTTTTCATATTTTTATTTTTGAATTAGGAGCATTAAATTTATGTCTATGTTTTTCAACTATTGAAACAGATACACCAACTATTTTATGTCTTTTACTTCTTTTCTCACCTTTCGCTGAATGATATCTATTAACCCACATATTTTGAGGTACAACAGACCATCTTAATTTTCTTTTTTCTGTGTCTTTTTCAATAGATTTTTTTAGTTCCTGTCCTTCCTTTCTTCTTTTAGCATTTTTTAATCTTTGTTTGTCTCTGTATTTTTTATCCGTCCAATACAAAATCGTTGCTTGTGATACTTTAAAATAATTTGAAAGTTCTTCTAGTGTTTTTCCCTGACTTCTAAAGACATTCATTTGTTCAATGTCCTTAAGGGTTAATTTATATCTTTTATCTATGGAGATTAGTTTATTTTTCATATTTTTATATGTTGTAGTTTTTCAATATCTTCATAAGGGACCCAGCAAAATTTATCTTGTTTACCAAAATAAGATCTATCATAAGTCGCGTAAGGTTCTTTCTCATACCAGGGGCCCGTAGATGCAGAATAGTTTCTTTCTTCTAACTTACCTTTAAGCATGTCCCACAATTCTTGACGGTTCACACATAACCAGGAATATTTTTTTCTTTTAAAAGCAATGTAGTCCGCTTTACCTTGTACCCAGCCAGGATAACCTGCAACGCCTACATACTCAACGCAGGCCATTTCATCTTGTGGTTCGGGATCTTTACGATTAAATTTTTTTAAATCTTTAATGT